AAGAGGTTTTTTTACCTCAAACCTTGGGTCTAGCCAGTATTGATCAAATGTAAGGGTCTCGGTGACTCTCATTCCGAAAATGCAGTTTCCGGGCCCAAGGCCCTGATGCGCTACTTCTATCGCGCCCATCGCATCGACTTTAACTTTCTTCTTCATGGCGATTTTGCGCAGCTGCCGGCGGACGTGCAGGCCCGCCTTTTTGCTGCGCTCGAAGCCTTATCCAATGCACCGGATCAAACAGAAGATTCAGATCAACGCCAAAACGTGTAGCTATTCGAACAACCAAAACAACGAGCAAGCGCCTCATGTCATCTCTCCCGGATGGCAATGCGAACATAGCAGGAACTGGTTGCCGTGAACAGCCGCGAGGCTTAGGGGCGAAAACGAGTTATCCACAGGAAAGGTACTACATGATGAATCTTCGCGATTCGATTTCAAGATTTGGTGTAGTTTTGGCGCTGACTGCGTCAGGTCCAATTGCCGTGCGTGCGGACAGCTCAGCATTCGGCTACGACCTTGGCTTGATTATCGGGGCGGCCGAGAAATGTTCCTATCGCCTGGACGAAGATGTGGTCTCTGCGATGGTGGAGGCGCAGGTTCCGGCCTCCGATCTGGATTTTGCCGCACTGTTTCAGATGCAGATTGGCTACCACCGTCGCGAGACTGACGAGCTTTCCGGGTTGGAGCTGCGCCTGCGTTGCGAGACCGCTCAGCGATCAGCCTCAGCGCTCGGTATCCTGGCCAAGTGATTTTCTGCTGTTCTGTGCTGCACAGGGGCGCTTCCCGCTGGGTTTAAACCGACAGGCCGGAAAGCTTGCACTACAGATGATGGCCTTCGGCTTGCCTGGTCACCAAAAGATTGCGCTTTGTACGCTGTGCAACGGCAGGCGATCCCTGATCGCGTGGGTCAGTGATCTTCTGATCCGGTGATTCTGCCTGGACAGCCAGGCCGCGCCCGGCAAAAGTACATTTTTTCTGTACGAAGGGATTGACGGTACATTTTTTCTGTACCATATTGCCTCCATCGAACCCGCCGATGGAGGCAGCCTTGCAGACCAACCGTTTCATTTACCGCCACCCCGCGCCGGGCTGCGACGGCAAGACCGCTGTCGTCGAATACACCGCGGCGGAATGGGCGGCATCATCCTTCACCCTGTCGCAGCGCGCCTCGCTCGACGCAGGCCTTGTCGTCCAGATGGGCGCAGTCTGCATCGTTGACCTGATCGCCCGCTTCGAGCTGAGCCAGCGCCACCAGCTGCTCACGAAGGCGGTGGCGTGATGGCCCGCTTTCACCTGACCGAACGCGACAGCTTCAAGCCGATCGGCGTTGCCGAAGCGCGCCAGATCGTCGGCAACGCAACCTTTTCCACCCGCTACGACGAGGTGGAACGCCGTCTGGCCTGGCTGACCCTCCTTGCCGCGAAGTCCGGCCGCCGCCCGCCCGTCCTGGTGCTGCGCCAGCCCGACCCGACCGGCCCGGAGGACGCAGCATGAGTGGCTATGTCGAGGTCGCCAGCACCAGCCCCGTCAGTCTCCCCGACGAATCCCGCGGCGAGTTCCTCGTGATCGCCAAGCTGACCGACATCAACCGCGCCCTGATCGGCCCGATCTTCACCACCTTCGGCTCGGCCAGCGCCGAGGCGAAACGTCAGGCCACGCTCTGCCCCGGCATGGAAGTCGCGGTGTTTCAGATGCGCTGCGCCCACACGACCATCTGGAATGGAGAGGACGCATGACCCCCGACCTTTGGCTCCCGATCAACCGCCGCACCGCCCGCGACGAACGCCGCCGCCGCATCACCCGCACCGTCTCGCAGGTCCTGCCCTGGCTGCTGATCGGTGGCGCGCTGACGATGTTCGCGCACATGGCGCTGTCGGCTGCGCTGGCAATCCCCGAACTCGCGGCACAGGCCGAACTTCGCGCCCGCTGGTAACCCATCCCACCACAATCACAGGAGACCGATATGACCAACCGCGATCCAGCACTCGGCGACGAAGTGCGCCACAAGGTAACCGGCTTCACTGGTATCATCACAACCGCCGCAAAGCATTTAGCAGGCTGCGACCGTTTTTGGGTCGAGCCCAAGGTGAACAGCGAAGGCAAGGCTATGGATGGCCAGTGGTGCGACATTGACCTGATCGAGATCGTGCGCCCGGCTGTCATTGCTGTCGTCAAATACGAACGCAACGCGCCAGGCGGCTTCGACCTGCCGCCCAGCCGATAGCGGGGCATGTGATGACCACCGGAATCGCCATCGTGATCCTGATCGCCTCGCTCATCCTCGCGTCTTGGTTGCTCTCGTAATTGCCACCCCCTGCCGCGCGGGGGTCTGCGCGGCTTCCTCCCTGTTGGATCTCCGCCGGCGTTCTCCTCCCTCGCCGGGGGCTTTTTCCGAAAGACCCGACATGACGACGACCCTTCCGCCACCTTATCCACTCGCATGGCCCGAAGCGCAGCGCCGCACGGCCAGCAAGGCGAAGTCCGCTTTCCGCACCGGCCTGCCCGCCGCGATCAAGAACGTGCAGACCAGCCTGCGCCTCTTTGCCGAAGACAGCGGCAAGGCAATGGGCGGCATGGTCGTGACGTGCGATGCCAGCATGTTTGAGGCCCACCCAAAGGACTCTGGCGTGGCCATATGGTTCGTGTGGGACGGCGACCTGCGCTGCATCGCGGTCGACCGGTTTCCGACGCTTGCCGAAAACCTGCAAGCCATCCACCACGTCATCGAGGCCCGCAGGACAGAGCTGCGCTATGCCGGGATCGAGATGGCGCGCACCGCCTTTCGCGGCTTCATCGCCGCCCTTCCGGCGCCCGGGTCCGCAGCTTGGTGGACGATCCTTGGTGTGTCGGCCGACGCAACCCCCGACCAGATCACCGCAGCATACCGGGCCAAGGCCCGCGAACTCGGCGCGACAGGCAACGAAGCCGCGCGCACCGAGCTCAACGTCGCCCGCGACAAGGGCCTTGCAGAGAGAACCGCCCAATGATCCGCCTCAAACTCACCGCCGCCGCAGCGGCCCTCGCGATCCTTTTCGCCGCCCCCGTCCAGGCCATCGGCATCCCGGCAGACCCACCACCAAAAGACCCGCCGCCAGTCGTCACACCCGAGCCGCCACGCACCAAGCCCAGCGGCAGCGATCCCCTGCCGCTGTTCAGCCAGCCCAGCGACATGCCGTGCTGCACCCGCGACGGGGTGATCCTCTATCACGCGCCGCTGGGGATCGACCGGGCCGGAACGCGCGCCTACTGCGCCGCGCTGGACGTGGCGGTGGTGCCGGCTTGCAAAACGTGGGTGGCGAAGTGACCGCCCGCAGCGTCGCAGCCCATGCCGCCGCCAACCCGGTTGTCTGGCCGCATGAGGAGCGTTGGTGATGGGTGGCGATTTGAAAGCCCTGATCGAAGACGCAGCCGCCCGTTACAAGGCCATGACGCCAGAGCAAAAGCAGGCCATGCACCGCGCGCAAAAGGCCAGCTTCATCCGCGCAGAGGCGGGGTTCGGCAGCGACGCCGAAGAGGCGGAAATGGCATTGGCGATTGCCAGTGGAGACGAAGGGCGGATTGCGGCAGCCAAAGGGAGAGAGGCCGCGCGAGTGGCCCTTGCCGATGAATACATTCGCGAGATGGGTTACGACAAATGACCCCCACGCTCGCCCTTGCCCGTCTAGCCGCGCTGTGGCGCGCTGGATTGCTACACCCGGCAGTCAGCCACGGCGATGAGGTCGCGGCGCTGCTCACAAAATGGAAGGATGAATGATGCACCTGCAAAGATACCCTGACGGCGGAAATGCCTGGACGCTATTCGTCTGGTCACGGCACCCGAAAGGCTCGCTCACTTGGACGCACAGCCTGTCTGTCAGTATGGAGCGCAAAGGCGCATGGGGCCAGCCGCGTTCGTGGGCAAAGTTTCTCCTGACACGGCAGAGCGGGCGTCTAGGCTTTTACTTTCGCCTCGGTCGGCTGCATGGGGACCTTCAACGTCAGGCCGCAAGCTATCGCCCGGTGTCGCTATGACCGCCCTTGATTTCGCCGCCGCCGCGTTCTTCGCCGTGCTGGTGCTGCTATGACGGACGTTGACAAAGAACGGCTTGCCGAACTTGAGGAAGGCTACAGCCAATCCCAAGAAGGCGAGGCAATACTGGCGCGACAGCTTTACACGCTGATGCAGGAACGCGCCGCACTCCGCGACGCACTGACGGCGGCAGATGCGCGGGTGGAAGAAGCGCAAGCGTTGCAAGTTTGCGCCTGCAACTATGACACGCCGACCGATGTTTGCCTTGGCCACCATCGGCTGTTCGAGCGGCTCTACGCCGTCCAGCGTGGCAAGCTGGATGCCCGCATCGCCGAACTGACTGCGGCGCTGGATTTGCAGCGAGCGGAGATGCTGTGGGCCTTGCCCATTCTTCAACGCTATCTGACCCACCCCAACGACCAAGGTGATCTTGCCGACTTTGAAGCCGCCATCGCCCTTATCGCCAGAGGAGACACGCCATGAGTGACAACATCGTGACGCCAGAGGCCCATATCGGCGGGACACCCGCAGGCGATATGATCGTAGACCTCGCCAAGCGAGTAGGCGTCCCTTTGCGTCTGCCCCTTCTCAGCACAACGCCCCTAGATGCCCGTCAAACAGTGCTTTGGGAAATCGTTGATGAACTCACCAAAGGAGACCGCCATGATTGACGTACCCCCCTTCACTCCCGACGAGGCGCAGGCGCTGAGGGCCGATGCGTTGCAGCGGGCGGCGGATGAAGTTTTAGACTGGCAAGGGCGTGTTGCCATGGGGACAACTCATGCGAACGCCGAACATGACGCAACCCTCTCTCGCATTTCCTCTGCTGTCCTCGCGCTTGCCGACGAGACGGCGACGGCGGCGCTGGACCGCATCAGGGCGGAGGCGCTGGCGGAGGCGCTACGTAAGGCGGCGGACAAGATCGGCAACATTATCCGGCTTGGGCATGAGCAGTTGCTGCGCGATTACGATGTAGACGTTGAAATCTACCGGAACGACCCCGACGCGAGCGATGCGGTAAAGGCAGACGTTGATGCCATCCTCGCCGCCCTCACCCCCGCAGCGACGGGGGGGTAAGATGAACTTCCCCCCCTCCTCCGAAATCGTGCCGTTCCGCAAGAAGGAGCCCGACAACCTCGGCGCCTTTGTCCTGGCGGCCGGTCACCCGCGCATCATCGACCTGCGTAGCGGCCGCCCAGCTGCTGCGCGGGAAACCGCACCGCCGCCACGGCGGCCCTCGGTAGACCTGCGCGCCCTGGCGCTGGTCTTCGGCGTCTCCGGTTTCGTCACCGTGGTTCACGGGTGGCTGCAGTGACCGACCGCCCCATCATCTTTTCCGCGCCGATGGTCCGCGCGCTGCTGGACGGGCGCAAGACGCAGACCCGGCGTATCTACAAGGTGCCGGCTGGTTCATACGTCGAACAGGGCCGGGTCTGGGCAATGACCGACGGTTGCGCCCACGGCGATGCTGCGCTGCCCTACGCCCCCGGCGACCGGCTCTATGTGCGCGAGGCTCACGCGCTGGTGCCATCCACCGCCTATCGCATGAGCCCCGGTGTCCCTTATGCGGTGAACGACGAGGACGGCTCGCAAGCCTGCGTCTATCGGGAGGGTTGGGAGCGGTGTAAGCCCGGTCAATGGCGCCCCTCGATCCACATGCCCCGCTGGGCGTCCCGCCTGACGCTGACCGTCACCGAGATCAGGGTGCAGCGGCTGCAAGACATCAGCGAGGCTGATGCGGTGGCAGAGGGGATCGAGCGCCTCAAATCTGGGCGCGGGTTCTATGACCCTACCGTCTCCAAGGCAGCCGTTCGCTTTGGCGAATGGACCAGCACAGCCAAGCAGGGGTTTTCTCGTCTCTGGAACAGCCTGCACGGCCCCGAGGCATGGGACGCAAACCCGTGGGTGGTCGCCGTTAGTTTCACCGTCGAACAGCGCAACATCGACGGGGTGCAGCCATGAGCGGCGAGCCGAACCATCTCGTAAAGCGGCTGCGTGGTCGCGCTGCGTTTTGCCGTGACCGCCATGAGGTGAAAACGCCAGAACTTCTGGAGCAAGCCGCCGACGCACTGACGGCGGCAGAGGCGCAACGCGATGAAGCCCGCAGAGTTGCCGAACACTTCCACGCCCGCATCGCCGAACTGACTGCGGCGCGGGACGCGTTGCGCGGCGCAGAGATGCCGGACGTTAAGCGAAGCGCGGAGTTCTTGCAGGGCGCACACTGGGGCGTTCGGCGTTGTATCGCATGGATGCACGACCGCGCGGGCGAGATGGCCGACCCCCGCGCTCGCGACATACTGAACGCCACTGCCACCAATCTAGGCATGTGGAAAGGCTGGCACCTTCGCAAGCGCGCCGCCCTCACCCCCGCAGCGAAAGGGGGCGAGGGATGAGCCACGTTGTCCGTCTGCCCGTGTGGGGCCTGTCGATCCATGAGGCCGGATACTACGGCTACCGCTGGGGGCTGCACATTGGCCCGTGGCTGATCTTCGTCGGCAGCGCGAAGGAAGAGGGCAGCAAGTGACCGAGGCACAAATCGAACGACTGATCACCAAGCGGCGCAAAGCCATGCGCCTCAAGCCGTGCTGCCGTTGCGGTATGCCACCAGAAGTGGACTTCGGCCTGATCGGCGCGCGGTTTGAACCGGGCTTTGAGTTCATCTGGTGCCCCGCTGTCCTTCGCGCGCCCGGCGGCATGGAGCAATCCTGCGGCACGTCCGCACAAGGCGAGGCGGCTTGGAACTACCGCCCGCAGGAAGATTGCCTGACCGCCCTTCTTCGCCGCGCCCACGACGCCATGAGCCGCCACGAGCCGGACGGGATCAGCGATGCCGAGTGGGACCAGCTGGTGGCGGATATTGCAACCGAACTCGGAGCATCGACATGAGCAGCATCGGCGAACTGAACAAACACCTGTTTGCAGCACTCGACCGCCTGGACGCGATCAGTGACACCAAGGAGATCGAGGCCGAGGTTGCGCGGGCCAATGCCATCGTCGAAGTTGCCGACCGCATCACCGAGAACTCGAAGGTGACGCTGCAGGCCGCAAAGCTCTATGCCGAGCATGGCGACAAGATCCTTCGCCACCTTCCCTTGATCGGTAAGGCCAGCGAATGAAGGGCGCTGCGATCCGCTACACCGCGGATGAACTCGCCTGGATCAAGGAGCGATCTGACTTGCCGCGCGCCGAGCTTCATGCGCTTTTCGTGCAGATCTACGGCCGCAAGGACGTGACGGCCGACCACATCAAGGCGCTATGCACCCGCAATGGCTGGACCGCTGGCCCGAACGGCCGTCGGCGCAACGCAGGCAAGAGCCTGATCTTCACGCCCGACCAGGTTGCATGGCTTCACGCCAACGCCAGCCTGTCCAGGGACAAGGTGGAGGCTGCATTCTTGACAGCATTCCCCGGCAGCACGATCAAGCGCGCACAGATCGTCGGGTGGCGCAAGAACCACAAGGTATCGACCGGACGGACGGGCCGCTTCGAAAAGGGAAACGCGCCGCCGAACAAAGGCCGCAAGGGCTTCGTCGCTCCGGGTAGCGAGAAGGGCTGGTTTCGCAAAGGCCAGATCCCACACACTGCAAAACCGGATGGCTATGAGCGGTTCGACCGTGAAGGCTATGTGATGATCCGTGTATCGGACGCAAACCCTTGGACTGGCGCAGCCAGCCGAATGATTCACAAGCACCGCTGGCTCTGGGAAAAGGTCAACGGCCCGGTGCCCGCAGGCCATGCCCTGAAATGCCTGAACGGCGAAAAGACGAACACCGACCCGTCGAACTGGGAACTGATCCCGCGCGGAATGCTGCCCCGGCTGAACGGCCGCTTTGGTCGTGGTTATGACACCGCACCGGACGAACTGAAGCCGACGATCCTTGCCACAACGAAGCTGGAACACAGGCTGCGTGAGATCAAGGCGGGCAACACATGACAGACCCCACCGCTGACCTGATCGCCAAGGCCGAGGCTGTCGCCCACCTGTGGGACTTGATGCTCTTTTCCAGCGGCCAAGCCGAGGACCGGCAGAAGCGCGCGGACGTGATGCACGAGGCGGTGACGAACCTGCGCGGCGCGATCAGCAAAGCGAAGGGGGCGGCATGACCCTTCCGCCCGGCCCCTTTGGCCTCATCATGGCAGACCCGCCCTGGCACTTCCGCACCCACAGCACCAAGGGCATCACGGCCAAGGGCGCAGCTGGCCAATATGCCACGATGACCCGCGACGAGATCGAGGCCCTGCCGATTGCCGATCTCGCCGCGCGCGATGCGATCCTGTGGCTATGGGCGACAAACCCGATGCTGCCCGATGCCTTCGCCGTGATGCGGGCATGGGGCTTCACGTTCAAGACCGCCGGGCATTGGGCAAAGACCACGAAGCACGGCAAGCTCGCATTCGGCACGGGCTACATCCTTCGATGCGCCGGCGAGCCGTTCCTGATCGGCACACGCGGCAAGCCCCGTACGTCGCGGTCGGTGCGGTCGGTCGTCATGGGCCAGGTGCGCCAGCACAGTCGCAAGCCAGAGGAAGCCTATGCGGCGGCGGAACGGCTGCTGCCCGATGTGGCGCGGCTGGATCTGTTCTCGCGGCAGCCGCGCGAAGGATGGCAGGCATGGGGCAACGAGGCGGATAAGTTTGGGGAGGCGGCATGATGGCGGAAACAGACCCACCTACCGTGAACGCGCAGATCGTCTGGGTCACCATGTATGTGTCCTGCCCATGCGGATGCCGCACTCAGCACGAAATCGACTGCTCGCAAGGTGACGATGGGGCCTGGGTGGCGCCAATGGAGGAGCGGTTCATACTCTGCGAGAGCTGCGATCAATTGATCGATGCGGGCCTGCGCCTTTCGGTGGGCAATCCAGAATGACCCGCCGCGCCACCATCACCCAGGCCGCGCTCGACCGCGCCGCCAAGACCGCGAAGGGGCAGGGCGTGACCGTGACCATCACGGCGCCAGACGGGACTGTTTACAGCGTTGCCCCAGCCGGGGTAGCGGTAAAGGATGACGATGGACTCGCCGCATGGCAGGCCCGGAAAGCACAACGTGCAAACACCCGGCCTCTATAAGCGCCCCGCCACGCTCGCAGACGGGCAGCGGGTCACCTACTATTACGCTTGGCGCGGCGGGCCACGGCTGACCAGCGAGCCGCACAGCCCTGCCTTCGTGGCCGAGTGGCAGCGCGCCATCGACGCGCGCAAAGGCCCACAGCGCGCAGCCACCGGCACCCTGCAAGACGAGATCGACGCCTACCGCGCCTCGGCCAAGTATCGCGGGCTGGCGGATGAAACCCGCAAGGGCTACGCCCGCCGCATCGCCAAGGTCGAGGCCGAGTTTTCCGACCTGCCGATCCGCGCTTTGGGCAACCCGGCCACGCGCGGCATCATGCTCGACTGGCGCGACCGACTGGCGATCGATCACCCGCGCGAGGCCGATTACTGCCTGTCGGTCCTGCAGGCCATCCTGTCCTGGTCATGGGATCGCCGCCGCATCCCTGGCCATCCGCTGGAACGCAACCTCGGCCGCGTCTACCGGGGCAGCCGAGTCGATAAGGTCTACGGCGAGGGAGAGATCGCGCTGATCGCTACTATGCCGGCACATATCCGGCTGCCCGCAATGATCGCCCTCGAGGTCGGCCAGCGGGAGAAGGACGTGCTGCGCCTGACGTGGGCGGCCTATGACGGCGCAACGCTGGTACTGCGGCAAAGCAAGACCGGAGCATCGGTCAAAGTGCCTGTCACCAAGGCACTGAAAGCCCTGCTGGACGCCACGCCGCGCCGCGCGGTGACGATCTGCACCAACAGCCGGGGCCAGCCCTGGACGCTGGACGGGTTCAAGACTAGCTGGGGCCGGGTGAAGCCTGCCGACCTGACGTTCCACGACTTTCGCGGCACGGCGGTCACAAGGCTTTCGGTCGCAGGCTGCACCGAGATCGAGATCCACTCGATCACCGGCCTCAGCCTGAAATCGGTCGGCGCTATCCTCGAAAAGCACTACCTGCACGCAGATCCGCGCATCGCGGAATCAGGCATCGCCAAGCTGGAAAAGCACAAGGCGAGAACGGAAGTTGTGAAATGAGCTGTGAAACGGTCTTGGGGCGAGGGGTCAAATATCGCCTAAGCCGTTGTTTTAAATTGGTGGCGAGGGGGGGACTCGAACCCCCGACCCCGTGATTATGAGGCTCAGGCTATTCGCTTCCGATCAAGGCCTTGACCTGTGAAACGAGGCACAACCGCCCCGAACGATATCAACGGGTTTCGAGGCGGTTGTGAAATGCGGGCAGGCGGGCAGGTACTACATCTGGTAGACCCAGAAGGACTGCCGGGCCGCTGAATTCATTGGATCAATCGGCCAGCGTTGGAAACCTTTGCCCCGCGGCGGCTCAATGCGTTAGGTGGCGTGGTGGAAAACACCCTACATCCCGACCCATTCAAAGATCAGCACCCGCCCGACCTCATTCTCAGGCACGTCCAACACCGCCGGATCAGCGAGATACCCATCGGGCGGAATGACCTCGATCCGGTCAGGCGTCACGCCACGCCCGACGATCGCAATGACCTTGATCGCCAGCCCGTCCAGCACCAGCGGAAAGCGCACGTCCTCGTCCTGATGCACGGTCCTGTTGTCAAAGACCACTTCCGCCACAGCACCAGGCGCATCGGTTGCCTGCAGCGTGATCGCGCTCACCGTTCCATCCCACCACGTCCAGGCGTAGGACGTGTCAGCCTTCACCGACACCGCGCTGAGAAACAGCAGGAGCACGATCAGCACCACGAAGATAATGCCGAGGATGCGGTCGCTCACCACGCACCCGCCGCTTCCAGCTGCGACAGCAGCGGCAGGCAGTTGCCCCGCGCGGCTGGCATACTGTCACCTGCAAGGGCGCTGGCGCATTCGGCTGCCGGTTGCCGCAGCCTATCGATTGGAGTTTCGGCGGGCAAAGGCGCGCAGCCAATCAACCCGGTCAGCGTCAGAAGCATCGCGAAGAGTAGGCGCATCGTTCATCCTTTCATGGGTGGCCCGTTCGGCCTTGATGGTGCGGGCGGTGGCCTTGTCGCGCTCGATGCGCCCGCCCCTGCTGATCAGCGAGCCAACGATGGCAAGCACCCCGATCAGCAGGGCGCCCGCCGCGGCGAGCTGGCGACCAAGGGCGGTGCCGGTGAAAAACCCGATCACAGCGACACATCCGCCCCGCTGACCGCCTTCCTGACCCGCTCGGCACGGATGCGCCCCGCGAGCACCCAAGCCACCGCCAGCGCGCCCAGCACGATCAGCAGCGGCCAGTTCTCACGGGCGAACGTCGCCGCCCATTCCAGCGCGCCCCGGCCTTGCTGCACCGTGTCCAGCGCACCGCGCGCCGCCTCGATCGAGATGCCACCGATGCCGATCACTGCCGCCGCCGATTGCGCGTCGGTGGCCTTGACCGTGGTACTCCCACGCTTTCGCAGATCATCGGCCGACACGTCGCGCTCGGGCGGGGTTTCAGCGGTCCGCAGCGCCGCCCATGTCTGCGGCCCGACGATGCCATCCATGACGATGTTCGCGGCCGCCTGCACGTTGGTCACGGCATTGAACGTCAGCTGCCCGAAGTGCCCGTCGACCTTGCCAGGGAATTGGCCGATCATTTTCAGCTGCGTCTGCAGGTCGAACACCATCGCGCCGCGATCGCCCATGCGCAGGACCGGGCGGTCGTTCAGCGAAGGCGGCTCCGACAGCAATGCGGCGGGGCGGCCACGCAGGAACCCGATCACCTCATCGAGGCCAAGGCTCGACTGCTGCTTCCAGATCACCCGGCCAGCTTCCGTCACGCCCCACACCGGCACACGGCCCTCGGGGTACTCGCCGGTGATGAACAGGTGCTGTTCCGCCTTGCGCCGCTCGATGATCTCTGGCGGCTTGCGCCAAGCCATGAAGCCCTCGGCTGCCGCCTTCCGATCGCCCGCGTTCAGCCGTTTGACCAGCGAGGCGGTCTCGATCGCGCCGGTGTTGAAGTGGAAGCTGACCAGCGCATCGAACTCGTGCTGCTCGAGGTCGATTGTCACTGCCCGCGCGACTGCCGCCTCATAGGCCGCCAGATCCTTGCGGAACACGGCAAACACCTTCGCCAGATCGCCAGAGGTTCCGCGAGGCATCTTCGCGGGCTCAGGGGCGCCGGCTGCGGCGGTGTGGCCGATCCCGAATGTCCAGACACCCACGCTGTCGCGGTAGGGGCCGGGAACGATGCCCTCGTGAAGGGCTAGGGCGAAGATGCCCGCGTCTGATGTTTTCATTTTACACCCCTGTTCAATGTGTCCCGGATCGCCTGCAGGTGATCCTTGATGTCGCGCGACAGGCGCGTCTGCTCTTCGCTCTCATGCGCTATCGTCTTCAGGTTGCCGGCCATCTCGCGCACCAGGTCGAGGATCGCGCCGAACATCCGAAGATTGTCACCGAACTGCCCACCCATGGCGGACAGCGCCTTGGTGTTCTCGGCCAGGTTGACCGTCATTGCGTCGGCCGATCCGGGCGGCGGCGGTTCCTTCCGCTTGCGCCAAAGCGCCATCCCCCCAATGGCGGTCAGCACGGCCGACGCAGCGGTGCCACCCGCAATCAGGACGGCGGCAAGGTTCTCAGGCGTGATGGGCAAGGGCATGTCTCACTCGGACGGCTCGAACTGCGTCCCGCCATGCCCAATAGACAGCGATGCCGGAACCGAATGACAAAGCCCCGTAGGTCCAGACCGCCGTGGTTGCCGGTGAATGGGCGTAGAATCCCACCGTCAGGATTGCGTACAGCACCACCGAATAAAGCGCCGCCCAGCACCTGATCAGGGGCGACCACCAGCGCGATCCATTGACCGCCAGGGCGACGCCATGCGCGGCACCGTTCAGCGCAAAGACCAGGCCCCAAGCAGGCTCTGCCACGTCCGCCGTGATGAAGGTGAAGGCGGGCGACGCCATGCTTTCCATCGGCAACAGCAGGAACATGCCAAACCCGCCGGTCGCGACAGCCAAAAACACTTCAAGGCGGCGGCGCTCGAACATATCGGCCTGCATCAGCGTTCCTCGACCGTCAGCTCGACTGACCGCTCGATGGTGCGGCCGCCAGCGGTGACGATGCTGTTTGTCACCAGATGCGTGCCAGCGACACCACCGCCAAGCCAGACGGTCGAGCTGGTCGGCGCGCTGCTGCTGCTGTTGATCGTCAGGCTCGAACCGGCAGGCACGGTCCAGGTCGACGTGCTGATCGTGTCCGCCTCAAGCGCATCGGCCCAGTTGATCTGGTAGTCCAGCACGTCGCTTGGGTCTTTGCGGGGCCATCTCAGTCTCATGTGCCGGTATCCTTCTGGGCAAAGACGATGCGGTTCATCCGCTCGACCGTGACGATGCGCGGATCTGCGGCGATGATGATCGTGCGGCGGGCGCGGGGCGGGGTGGCGATGCGTGTCTCGGCCGCGATGTCTTCCACCCGGCGCTCGCGCGGCACTGTGGCGATGCGTTCCGGCGCGATAGGCGAAGGGACGGCCGATGCGGCGTAAGCGATAGCTTCGCCGGATGCGGTGCCGGCCGAAGCCACAATGGCGGCGCCGGTGGCGTTCGCGGATGCAAGGCCGCCAGTTGTTCCCGCCGATGCCCTGACGGATGCGCCGGCTGCGGCTGCGGTGGCGCTACCAACTGCGGAACCCGAGGTGGTGCGGATCGAGGCGCCAGACGCCGAGGCGCCGCCAACACCTGCGGCGGTGCCGGATGCCGCCCGCGTCGAGGCTCCACCGCCGCTGGTGGTGGCGGTGCCAGCGGCGGTGCCTGAGCCCGAGACGACGGTGCCAGCGGTGCTGCCGACGCCAGATGCCGTAGCGACGCCGGCCGCGGTTCCTGACGAGGAGCGAGTCGACGCGCCTGCGGCGGATGCCGTGGCGGTGCCCGCGGCGGTGCCGGATGCCGCCCGCGTCGAGGCTCCACCGCCGCTGGTGGTTGCGGTGCCAGCGGCGGTGCCTGAGCCCGAGACGACGGTGCCAGCGGTGCTGCCGACGCCGGATGCCGTAGCGACGCCGGCCGCGGTTCCTGACGAGGCGCCCGTCGACGCGCCTGCGGCGGATGCCGTGGCGGTGCCGGCTGCGGTGCCGGCGGCCGCGACGATGGGATCGCCAAAGAATTCACGCAGCAACAGGAGCGATGCCGGATCGTCACCGGTCCAGATGGCATTCCCGCCACCGTAGCGCGGGAAGCTGCGGAAGAACCCGGCCATGCTCGTTTACCCGTGGACAATTTTGCCAGTGGCTCGCACGATCCCGGTGCTGGTGTTGCCCGCGATCTGCACACAGAACAAGCAACTTTCATTTGCAATTTCCGGGAACCCCAGCGCCGCCCAGTCTGCGGTCCAGCGAATGTTCTGGGTCGGCTTATAGAGTGCCGCCCGATAGCGGGTCGCCGTGAACCCGAAGTTACCCGCCACGGTGGTGCTGGCCGACAGAATCACGGTGTTAATGTCACGGATGTATTTGCCCGCAGCGGCGGCCGGAATCAGACTGTTCAGCGAAATAAAGCGCGACGCTCGCACCGTGCCGCCGACCGCCTGCACCGTCAAATCGCCTGATGCGCCGTCGTTGTAGGTGACGTTGATCGTGGCGTTCGAGGCTGTCGCGCCAGTGTCAGTGTACCACTCCATCCACCACTGAACGTCGGAATAGTTGCTGTCGCCGATGCGGGCGGCGAGGTTGTCGTTGGCAATGTTCGCGTGCAGATCAAGGCCGACCGTCTGCGACGTGATGATGTTTCCCACCAGCCCGCCCATGTGCATCAGCCGGTCATGGATTTCCAACGTGGTGAGGTTGTTGTTACTGAGGGCTTCAATAATCCCTAAATAAGAAGTCGCCGGAGCGGTTTGTTGCGCGAACGGGATCGACCCTAGCAGGGTGTTGTCACACGTCGCGGCTGCGGTCGGAATCGCGCCCTGCCCAGGCTGACCCGTCGCGCGCCACAGGCTTATAGTGTTCCCCACCACGACGTTGGCGATGCTCGCCTTGTCGATGATGAGCCGCGTCGAGTTGTTGCCCATCGCGTTGATCAGTTCGTCCATCGTGGTAATGGTCATGGCTCAGGCCCTCAATCTTCGGTGACGGCCAGGGCGGTGGTCAGGCGCGGCGTGACGCCGGGTCCGATCACGATGGTCGGCGAAATCGCGCCCTTGTAGAGGACCATCCCGGCGCCGCTGACCAGCGTGCCGATGCTGAAATGCGTGGCGGTCGGCGTGCCGGCGGTGCAGGGCGGAAAGTCGATGTTGGCCACCGGGTTGATGGTGTTGCCGGTGCGCGACCATCCGGCACCGGAACGGGCAACGCCGACGCGAGCGTAGCCGGTGTAGGCCACCTCGTTGGTGGTCTGGGTGCCGGCCTCGCCGGGATCGGCGGTGTGCAGCGCCAGAAACAGCGAGCCGGCGGCGGCCGAGTTCTGCAGCCCCGCCGCGTCACCGATGTTGGCCACGTCGGCGTTGAGAAAGATCAGGTCGAGAAGCGCGGCCTCGAAGGCGTCAGATTTGGACATGGGTCAAGTCTCCGTTGTTCGCCCAAGGGCGGTATTGGATGGATGGTTGCGCCGTAAGGTTGGTGGTTAGATCACTTGCACTCGGCTATCGCGCCGACGCGGATCAGCTCGGAACCGCGAAGCGTGACCTCGCGGAACTGATAGTCCGCCAGAAACAGGCTGCGGATCGGCTCGGGGTAATGATCGGCCATCATGAATGCCGCGACCTGAAGCATGAACGGATCGTCACCGCTTGGGCCATGAAACAGCCACCGCGCGCGATTCGTGGTGCAGGCGTTCGGCATCCCGAGGTATAGGGTGCAGGCCGAGGCGCAGAAGCCGGTGACGCGGATTTCCCGATTCCGGCTTTCTTCAATCTCCCGCGCCCGTTCCATGACCGAGCCGCCGCTATCATGCGTGACGGTCTTTCCGAACGCGGCGTTGCCGATCATAAGCCAGGCAATGATGCCGGGAACGATCAGCGCGAATATCCACTTTCTCACAGCATTAATCCGGGGTCGCCGTTGCGTTGCAGGGTCTTGCGGGCGCGGGTCACCTCCGACAGCCAAGCGCTGGCGCAATGCCCGTCCTGCCAGAAGAAAAGCCGGTTGATCCGCCGCTCGCGCGCCGCCCAGCCCACATCGGTGCGTGCCTCGATGTGGGCGCGGGCCGACAACGTCTGGTGCATCGAACCGGCATAAATGGTCGCATTGATCACCCGAGAAATCAGGCTGATCAGGAAGTACCCGACCTCGTAGGCGACGTGCAGCGTTTGCTGCCAGCGCGTCCGCATCACACGTCCACCGTCATGGCGAGGCGGAACAGGTCGTCCATCTGCACATCGGTGAAGCCCAGCAGGTAACCCAACTCCGTCATCGCCTGGCTCGTGCGCCGCCATTCGATGGCGTTCAGGATGGTCTGGCGCATCGCCCAGGGGGTTGCCGTGTCGGCTGCCATCGCGTCTATCGCGGTGCAGGTGGCCTCGCCCAGCACCAACCTGCCCTGCAAGCAGCTGCAGGTCATGCCGGCGCGCTCGGCAGCCAAGGTCATGGCGGGGTCGGGTTCCGGCGGGGGCGTGAAGGTTTCACCATCCCAGGTCCAGCCCGGCCCTGCGTCGCCGGGATCAGGCAGATCACGCACCCAGTCCGGCTGATGATCCAGCACATCGCTGATCTCGATCACGTTGGTGACGACACCAGCATCGATGATCGCCTTTCTCATATCCACACCCTGCATTCACCGCGCGCACCGGCTGCGGCGCAACCGCCACCGCCGCCAGGTGCCGAGCCTGCGACACCCCCGTCGCCGCCGTTGCCGCCATAGACGGACTCACCACCGTTCCCGGCGATGTGACCACCACCACCGCCGCCGCCGAATATGGCACTGCCACCATTTTCGAAGCCGCCGGCACCGTATGCACCACCACCGCCGCCCCAAAATGTTCCCGGTTGACCGACGGTTGGACCAACACTGGTACCGCCCACACCGCCGGTTATTGAACCACCCGCGCCGCCCGTGTTGCCCGACGAGTTGCCCCCTTGCGCACGTTCACCGCCCCCGCCGCCGCCACCGACACCGCCACTGTTTCCGGCACCACCGTTATAGGCAGTCATCAACGATCCGAACGTCGAGTTCCCGCCGCGGTTGTTGACCGCACCGCCCGCGCCGATCGTGACGCTGACCGACGACGCGAGGTCCGCAGCACGGAACCAACGCATCGAATATCCACCGCCGCCACCGCCGCCGCGTACGCCTGTACCACCGCCGCCGCCACCCGCCCACAGCTCGACCAGCACCATCTGATCGTCGTCAAGCCCGGCGGGCTTGTTCCAAGTGCCAGTGGCAGTAAACTGAAAGTAGTATCTTTGGCTGCCCGCTGCGGCGCTGGTGAGCAATGGAGACAGCACCCGGAATGCGCCGCCGATGTATTCGATCAGCACTCGCAGCCCAGACCCGACCGAACCAGCGATCAGCCCGGCGCCTGACGCATCAAGGATTGCCAGCGCCGACCCGCCATTGATCGCCAGCGTCATTGCCCCGGTGTTGGCCGCGCCAAAGGTCAGCGTGAATTTCATCCCGTCGACCAGGCCGCCCACGTCCAGAAGGGGGTCGAGGCTGGCCGTCACCGCGGCGGCCGTGCCGCCAACCCCGGTCAGCTTGATCGCGGAGTTGTCGTAGAGCACCTTCAAGTGGGCGGCAGTCTGGTCCATATAGCCGTCGCCGGTCACAGCACCGACAGTGCTGCTGCTGAACGTATCGCGGTTTGCCATGTGATCCTCAGGCCGCCAAAAGCGGCACGATGCCGGGGGCCTCAGCCACCAGCGTCAGGGTTGCAGTCAGATCTTCCTTCGGGCTGATCGAAAACACGATCAGCCGCTCCACTTCGGAGCCAAGCGGGCCAGTGGCGCACAGCGCACCAATACTGATGCCCGCTGCCGAAATCGGTGCTGCGAAGGTCAGGATGTCGGTCTCGCCACTTGCATTGTTCAATTCGTGCACCGTGCGCGACCCGGCACGGCGGATCGCGACACCGGTCTTGCGGCCCAAGGCGTGCATGTCGGTGACCGCGTGCATGTCGGTGATTGCGTGAAGGTCTGGCTCGCTTGCCACCCGCACCAGGCCGTCGATCTGCACCGCCACTACCTGACCCGCGCCGTCGAATTCCATGTCGATGATCAGGCCGGAACCGGTCCACTCACTCAAGCTGTCATGCTGCACCCCGACCAGGCTGCCACGCCGGCAGACGATAGCCTCGGCGGGCGCATCGAGGCTGTAGAAGATGTTGCGCCGTTCCAGCTGCGCCTGGTCGTAAAGCGCCTTGGCAGTGACCTCCACTTCGGTGACCAGACCCTCATAGGTCACCTGTTCCAGTCGCCCGGTGTCGGAAGACACGCCAGGGCTGAACACAGTGATCTGGCGCTGCTCATAATCGCGGTCGGCATCGCGAAAGTTGACGCGGAACCCCTCTGGCATCCGGGAAAACGCTTTGGTCCACTGAAAGCCGCTAGAATTGCGCGGGGTGAACAGTTGCACCGGCACATCGGCGCTGCGATCCATGTCGCGCACCACGCCCCAAATTTCCGACATGTAGGGCTTGGCATAGCCGCAACTGGCCACGATCCGGGCCGCATCATCGACAGAGGCATCCTCGATCAGCGCGTTGACCTTGTAGTTCAGGGTGGCGCATGCTGTGCGCCAGGCCACCAGGCCGGTATTGTCGATCACGTCACCGGGCACCGGATCAAGGTTCTGGCGGCCTGCGTAGATGTCGTGCAGGTGCGGAGCAGGGTTTGCCGTGACATCCCAAGTGTTCCAACCCACACCGTCCCAATCGCGCACCCAGCCCCCGGCAAGGCAGCTTACCTGTTCCATCTGCCGGTTGCGGGCGCGGATCGCGATGATCGCCAGATCGCCACCGGCCAGCGGGGCCTCGTTCCAGATGCTGACCGATCGGGCCAGAATGAAGGAATCCGCAACGCCATTGCGCGTTTGCGGGATTTGCCCAGGCGTCCCGGCATAGGCGAAGAGGTCGCGCACGTTGCCGCTGACGGTATAGGCCGACGAAGACCAGTCCGTGCTCCGGATCGCCGCGCCGCGCATGATTTCAATCTCGTAGCGCCCTTTCGGAAAGATCGCGGTGTCAAGGTAGAAAGCGGCGGTGTAGCGGTCGAGCACGACATGATCTACGCGCGTCGACCCAAGGTTGCCCGAGTTCATCCAATTATCGCCCGCGCCGTCATCAAAGTAGGCATCGGCGGCAAAGGCATCAGTGACGGGCGCGGCCGTCTGCGCTGGCGCCGCCACCCGCGCCTCGACCCAGCCTTCTGTCGTGGCCGCACCAGGCGACGTGGTCGCGTCACTGCGCCAGATCAGCTTGATCGTGGCGCGCAACTGTCGCGGCGTCGCGGCCGAGAAATGCAGCTCGGGCAGCACCGTCCAGGGCTCTGTCCCGACTTGCCGGATGCGCAGCCGCACCGGAACGCGCAGCCGGTCCGTGTCGCTCGCGTTGCGGTTTAGGCCTGCCGGCATCACCAGATGCAACCATTGCTCGTCAGGCGCATTGCGCGTGGCCACCGTCATGCGCTGCGGCAGGGCGACGGCCAGGTCACCCGTGGGCGATTCCAGCGTGCGCCCGTCATCAGCCGACACGGTATGGGCGCGCAGTTCGGTGTTGCGTTGGTCGGTGCGCGCCTGCCGCCGGATCATGCTGATCGGCAATTCGCCCGGAAAGCCCTCGCGCATCTCGAACTCGACATCGATCAGGCTTGCAATCGGGGCCGCACCGACCCGGATATCCTGCAGCCGGTGTGGCCCGGACAGGACATAGATCGCCTCGACAACCTCGTCGGGCCCGTCGAAATAGGTGAACGGCTCGCAGGCCAGCGGCGGGAACACCTTGCGCTCGCCGAGCACGCGGGGAATAGGGCCATTCGGTTCCAGCACGTTACCTTCTGCGGACGCCGGACCAGCATTGTTGATGGCCTTGCCGGTCGGAATCGTCGGCGGCGGCACCAGCGACGAAATCAGCAGCGACCCGACAAGCGATACGCCCGCGGCGGCCAGTGTCGCTCCGATCGTGCCTGCGCCAAATAGCTTGGCGGAAAACCCGAGCTTCGCAGCAAGACCACCGCCAGCGATGAAGCCTGTCAGCGCCGTCAGGGCAATGCCTGCAACAATGGCAAGGATGGACTTTCCGCCCTCCTTGCCGCCGCCACCCATCGGCATGGCGTGAAAGGTAATCTCGACCGGGACGCCGTTATGCGACGGCTTCGGCGTGATCCGCTCCCAGGCGCTGCGATAGACCGGGCGGCCGTTGATGCAGATCACCCCACGGGCGTCGAAATCATGCGGCAGGCAAGTCATGCGCCGGCGCAGCTCGCCCAGCGTCACGCCCTCGGGCAAAAGCCGCGCCTCGGGCCGGGCCAGGCTGCCGAACTCGCGATAGACGGCAAGAATGGTCACCCCTGATACCTCCTGAAGCCTGCAATCCTGTGGCGCACCGTGAAGTGCTGCATCGGCACGGCCACCACGCCGGTCGTCTCTTCCGCGTGCAGCATCGTCTGGGCATCGATGACCACCCCGACATGGCAGATCGCGGCACCGCCGCGCGCCGACCGCATCAGCACGACATCCAGAGCCTCAGGCACGTCGACCGCCCGCCATACCGTGTCAGCGGCGCCTGCGGTGATCTTGCGCGCAACCCGCACCAGGTCGCGCGGATCGATGTCGCCGAACTCCGGCAGGTCGATCCGCAGCGCCTCGCCATAAATGCGCGACACCAGTGACCAGCACGTCACCGCACCCGGTCCGTCGCCAAACGGCAAACCGACATAGCGCCCGGCATCGAACGTCATCGGAACAGCCCCGGCACGCGGCTTTGTGTCGCGCGCATCCCCGGCCACGGTTCCTGCGCATAATCGCGCAACATCACCCGCCCCGTGATCTCCACCGCATTGACCGTCACGTCCACCAGGTCGAACTGCCGAAACTCATACACAGGCGGGTTAGCCACCAGCTCGGTGCGCGGGTCCGCCGACAGGTCGAAATCCGCTGAAGACCTGATCGTCAGCGTCAACTGCGCCCTATCATTGATGGTGCGCAGCGTCTGCCCGATGCGCCGATCGACGTTCTGCATCCGCAGTTCGGTCTGCGGCGGGCCGTCATCATCGCTGAGAATGCGGTAGTCGAAGGGCATACCCACCCAAAGCTGACCACTGATGCTGTAATCCATCACATCGGACACCACCCGGATCGGCTGGGGCAGGTTCGCGTGCGTGATCGACAGGAACGCAAGCAGCGCCTCGGGCGAGGCGGCAGTTTCAAGCGCGGCCAGCGGGGCCGCAGGAACGGCTCTCTGCGTCATGGCGCCAGCGCGCCCGCAGGAAATGCCAGAACCTGCCGCGCACCACTTGCGGCAGCGGCAGGCCATGACGCGGCGGCGATCGATGTGCCCAGAACGTCCGTCACCGCGCCGACGCGGTTTATGATGCGCAGATCGCAGGACGGCACGGCAGGGGTGATCGTCATCGCGTCAACGGCCCGTGCAGCAGTCGCCGCAACGGTCGGAATGTAGCTCGTCAAGGTAGTGCCAGCTTCGCCCTGCGCACCCCAGATGTAGACGCTACCCGATCCGGTAAGGCCGTTGTCCGCTGTGACAGGGCTGATTCCCAGTGTCGTGTTGCCGCTGCCAGTGAAGGTGCGCGCCAGCGAGACACGATACCATCCATCCGCCAGGGGCGTTACCGATGCGTCGGTCACTCCGGCCTGAATGGTGCCGAACAGGCCGGTATCGAGGTTGAACCACGCGCTTGCAGACCCACCGCCGTCCGGTAGCAGGTCGACGCGCAGGCGCACCCAGGTGGCCGTGTCCTTCTTCAGATACACGGACTTGAAGTATTTCCCCGGAACGACCGCAAAGGCCTGCGCCGGGGTTGTGCTATCCGCCGAACTCTTGGTGACTAGATCAGCCGTGGTCGCGCCATCAGGCGCCACGATAGCGTTCGCGGTTACCGTGACGCCGGACTTTGACCAGGCGGCGTTGTCGATTTCCTCTGAATGACGAATCAGGTTGGTGCGCGTAGGCTCGAGCAGCAGGCCATTTGCATCGATCCTGGCAACGCCAGCGGCGGCGGTCTGCACAAGTCCGGTCAGCCCGACGAACGTGCCGGAGCTGGCCCGGCTGAAGCTGGTCAGTCCCGCAAGTGACTCGCGGGCGGCAGGACGGCCATACCGACCATTGACAAAATCCAGCGCCAGAAGCGGCACCGCGTTTCGCCCGGCAGGCACATAGCTGGCCCACCAGGGCGATCCCGGCAGCCGCATCATCTGCACGGTCAGATCATGCAGGCCAGCGCCCTTGGCCGCCAGATCAAAGGCCCGCTCACCCGCGCCGATGATGCGCCACATGGCCGGATCGCCCGACACCGGGTCGCGCCAGCAGAACGACAGCACACCGCCCGCCAGGTCATCGACCCAGAAACTGCGAAGCGCGGCGCGCATCGTGTCGCTCAGGTTCGGGAACATGCCTTGGTAAATTTCGGTTTCTGCGGTCGTGCGCCGACGCACCACGGGCGGGCCGTATTCCGGCTTGAACTGCACCCGGGTGTCCTGCGGACCGCCGGTCCAACTGCCGCGCTGCGGCTGCTGACGCATGGCAAGGGGCCAGAAAGGAACCGGCATCAGCGTTTCATCCTGTTCGGTTGGGCGGCAAAGCGGCTGCGCATCGGCTTGTCGAGACCGCCGCGGGTCAATTCCTCGCCGACGATCACGCGCACGATCTCGCGGCCGTCCGGCCCCTGGCTGCGCTCTTCGCGCGCCGGCTGGCCAGTGTTGTTGTTGATCTGCACGACGGTGCCGCCGCCGCCTCGGCGCCCCATCGATCGCAGCATGTCATTCGGGTAGATCATCGAAGGCCCCGTCGCCTCGATCTCCGGGCCGTTCTCCCCGACGATGCGCAAGCCGCCCTTGTGCCGCCCGCCTGCCGCAAAGCCCGGCACGAGCGGCACGGCACCGCCAGCCCCAAAGGCGCCGGGAAACGCTTTTGCAAGCCCTGAATAAAGCGCCATCATCGCCAGCTGCTTTGACAGGTTCTTCAGCGCCTCGGCAGGATCATCGAACAGGTTGTCGAAGGCGCCACGGATGGCCGAAGCCGCCTTCCTGCCAAGATCGCCCAACTCGCCCATCTTGTCGCCCAACTTTTCCAGCTGGCGATTATAGGTCTCGTCGGTGATCAG